CAACATTAAGTGCACCTGTTGTATTAGCGCTTAAAGCATGTTTACCAAAAGCATTATTATAATAACCAGTTGTATTTGCATCTAATGCTTGCCTACCACAAGCAGTATTACTATGACCTGTTGTATTAGCTAACATTGCTCCGCAACCAACTGCTGTGTTATCAGCTGCAGTAGTATTCACTCGTAAAGCAGCTGAACCAAGTGCAACATTATAGTTACCTGTTGTAGTATCTCTAGCTGCATTATGTCCAAAAGCAGCATTATCTACTCCTGTTGTGTTATAAAATGAAGCTTGATATCCAACTGCAGTATTTGCATTAGCAGTTGTATTAAAATGCAGTGCATTATGACCTATTCCTACAAGTTGATCACCAGTTGTACTGGTAGCAACAGCACTTTTACCTACAGCAACATTAGATGTGCCAGTTGTATTTGCCCCTAAAGCATAATAACCAACACCAGTATTATTACTTGCACTCGTATTTGCATCTAATGCATATGCACCAATAGCAGTATTACTTGCACCAGTTGTAAGTTGTTGTAATGCATCGTGTCCAACACCTGTGTTAAAACTACCACCATCAGCTTCACGCAGAGCATTCATACCAACAGCTACGTTCTTTACATTGGTAGTGTTCTCTTTTAAAGCAGCACGACCAATAGCAACGTTTGAATCACCTGTGGTGGTATTTTTTAAAGCTTCAAAACCAACAGCAGTATTTGAATCACCTGTAGTGCAGTTAGCCAAAGCTACTCTACCTATACCTGTAACATAAGATGCTGTTGTATTTGCACCAAGTGCTCCGCTACCAACACCAGTATTATTAGCACCTGTATTAACATCTAAACAGTAATAACCTACAGCAGTGTTATCATTAGCTGTTGTGTTTTGTTCTAAAGCTTTTCTACCTACAGCAACGTTACCAGTTCCTGTAGTATTTCCTAATAATGCTGATCTACCTACAGCTACGTTATCAGATGCAGTTGTATTTCCTCCTAATGCTGAATCTCCAATAGCTACGTTATTATCACCTGTAGTATTAGCATCTAGAGAAGACCAACCAAGAGCTGTATTATGACCACCTGTTGTATTTACCCCTAAAGCATGATAACCAAAAGCTGTATGATAACTCCCTGAGCTATTTGCATCTAATGCAAAACCACCCATAGCTACATTTTGTTCTCCTGTTGTATTAGCTACCATTGCGTTATGACCTACACACGTATTGTTATCTGCTGTATTCACTAACATTGCAGATATACCAACTGCAGTATTATTATTACCTGTTACATTTCCTCCTAATGCCTGAGAACCGACTGCAGTACAAACGCCAGTTGTATTTGCATCTAGAGCTTTAAAACCAATAGCAGTACTATTATCACCTGTTGTATTAGCAACTAAAGCATTGAGACCAATAGCAATGTTATTACCGCCTGTTGTATTCGAACCTAATGCATTTGAACCTATCGCTACATTATATTCACCTGTTGTATTAGCATCCATTGCAGCATAACCAATTGCTGTATTTTCATCACCTGTTGTATCTGCTCCTAATGCAGCATGTCCAATACCAACGTTATAATTTGCAGCTGAACTATCATCTAATGCATAATTACCAATACCTATATTTCTAATTCCGGTAGTATTCGAATATAACGTTGCTCTTCCTATTCCTATGTTATGATCACCAGTTGTGCTAGCACTTAATGCCAAATACCCAATAGCAGTATTATCTGCTCCTGTAGTATTCGCATCTAAAGCATAGCCACCAATTGCAGTGTTTTGACCACCAGTTGTGTTTTGTGCTAAAACATTGTAGCCAACTCCAGTAAGATTATTTGCGGTAGCAGTAGTTCCAGCTAAATAACCAACTAAAGTACATCCTGTATTTGTTACATTTGTAGCACCTGCACTTTTACCTACAGCAGTATTACCAGAAGCATTTGTACTATTCTCTAAAGCACCATAACCAACAGCAGTATTATTTGCACCAGTATTAGTATCAAGCAAAGCATACATACCTATAGCAGTATTTTTAGAGCCTGTCGTAGTCTCACTTAACGCTGCATAACCAACACCAGTATTTTCAGTTCCAGTTGTGCAGACATCTAAGGTGTAATTACCAATACCTATGTTATTAGTACCAGTTGTATTTGCATATAAAGCATTAGTTCCTACAGCCAAATTATGAGATGCAGTTGTATTACTAAGTAATGCACTACTTCCTACTGCAACATTACTTCCACCTGTTGTGTTTGCACTTAAAGCCTGATCACCAATTCCTGTGTTATAACCTGCATCAGTATTAGCATCTAGCGCATTACGACCAACAGCTACGTTAGAAGTACCAGTTGTATTTGCATATAAAGCATTAGCTCCTACAGCAGTATTGTTATCAGCAGTTGAGTTTGTAAATAAAGCCCCCTTACCGACTGCTACATTAAAATCTCCGCTTGTATTTCCCGTTAAAGATTGATAACCAATACCAGTATTACTTGCACCAGTTGTATTCGTATCTAAAACATCTTTTCCGAAAGCACAGTTTTGATCACCAGTAGTGTTATCTCTTAATGCTCCATAACCAACAGCAGTATTGTAATTACCTCCATTGCTATCTTCTAACGCTGCGTGACCTATAGCTACATTTCTTTCACCAGATGCTTCATTAGTTAAAGTGTTATAACCAATCCCAATATTGTATTGTGCAGTTGTAGCAACATCTAAAGAATGATTACCAATAGCAATGTTATAAGCACCTGTAGTATTTGCTTCAAGGGCTTGTAATCCAATAGCAAGATTATTACTACCAGTTGTAGTTGCTTCTAAAGCCTCTCTACCTATAGCAACAAGTCCTATACTTGTTGTACTCGCAGACGCTGCATTATGACCGACAGCAACATTATTACCAGCAGTTGTACTTGCTCCTAATGCATTTTTACCGACAGCAACGTTAGAACCTCCTGTTGTATTAGCGTCTAACGAATTAGCACCTAAAGCAACGTTGTCATGACCAGTCGTATTACTGAGTAATGCACTATCTCCTAATGCAGTATTATTAGCTCCTGTTGTGTTTGCTTGTGATGCTGAATAACCTACAGCAACATTACTTGATCCAGTAGACGTATACCTTAAAGAATATCGACCTACAGCAGTATTATCTCCACCAGTAGTAGTTGTAAATAATGCCGCGTCGCCTACAGCAGTGTTTGATTCCGCACTAGTATTAGCTTGTAATGCTGCATGGCCAATAGCAGTGTTGTAACCAGCAGTAGCAACCTTTAATGTGTCTTTACCGAAAGCCGAATTACTGCTAACTGTAGTAGCTGTTGTAAGAGCATCATAACCAAACGCAGTATTACTTGCACCAGTGGTAATCGAATCTCCTGATCCATATCCAACAGCAGTGTTATGAGTACCTGTTGTATTTGCATTCAAAGAAAAATACCCTACAGCTGTATTGCCACTGGGAGTTGTATTTGCAAAGAGGGCACCTTGTCCTATAGCTACATTTTGAGATCCTGTTGTATTACTTCCTAAAGCACTAGTACCTAAAGCTGTGTTTCCTCCTCCTGTTGTACTAGCATCTAAAGCTTCAATTCCGAGTGCAACATTATAATCACCAGTTGTTACTGCAGTTCCAGCATCTTTACCAACTAAAGTATTACCTACTGCGTCTGTACCGGTAAAAGAATCACCCGCATTCTCACCTAAAACAGTATTACCTTGAGCATCAGTTGTATCTAATGAATCAACTGATAAAGCTCCCGTTATGGTGACCCCGGCGGAACTCGTGGCCAGCTTGGCAGAGTTGTCATGGTACAAAGTACAGGCACCGTCTGATGCAAATACTGCAAGAGTCTCAGTACCATCAGATTTAAGAATATCAAGTTGACTTGCCCATATTTGAAGAGCCCCAGTCCCAGAATCTTTTATAAATGACGTAGACCCATTATGACTCAGTTCTAAATCCCCACCTGTACCAATAACTAACTTCGCATTATCAGCAAATTCAAGAGCATTATCTGACTTATCCCAAACTGCGCTTGCAGCATCACCAGTGAAAGTTACATCTCCATCATGAATTGCACCATCATCTGTAACTGTTCCAGTAACATTTATCCCTGCTGAAGTTGACTCACAACGAAGTCCATTATCATAATATATTTTTACAGCCCCATCATCGGCACAAATAATACTATTTTCTCCAGTTTTTGCTTGAATATAAATATCACCACCAGAATCTGAGATGACTAGATTTCCAGTAGTATTTGTAATTTTTGAGTCCGTCCCGTCATGAAATAGTTCTAAATCCCCATTAGCGCCTGCTTTAAGCTTTTTATTATCAACAAGATTTATTCCATTCGCATCAAAAGTTGCTATCTGAGTTCCAGAGGCAGTGAATCCTATAATTCCAGAAGATACATTGTAATAACCAGTCGTAGTATCATTCGAAAATGTAATTGATGGCGATGTTGCTGATCCTGCAGGGAATTCTGTACCTGCAGTGACATAATCAGCACCAGCTAAAATCACACCGAAAAAGGCGTGTCCACTTGTAGGAGCAGAACTAAATACAATATTTCCACCAAGTAATTTAAAACCTGCGCTACCTGTTGGATCGGGTTCTTGAATAGTCCCGTTAACAGATATCATTACCTGTTGAGTATTAATTGGAAAAGGAACTGGAGCGGCCCCACTTACCTGCAATGCAAACGAAGTTGTACTCCCATTAAAACTTGAACTTATATCATCAATAATCCGATAGCTCGGATAAGCAACCTGCAGGTCGTTCCCAATATACATTTGTACTTAGTAACTTTATTTGTATATCTTCTATTGTATTTTGACTCTATTTAGGTCTTACTTAGTATTAGGCCCTTTTTTAGAAGGTTGCGTTGGCCATTTAACTTTTGAATACTCTTTATAAGTTTGAGGAATATCTCTTAATGCTTGTCGATAAGCAGACCAAGCAGCTTGATCTAAAGAACATCCAGGGGTCATCGTCCAATCAGTTGACCATAATAGATAATTTCTTTTTTTACGAATAACAGTCCAGCTTGTCTCTTCTAAATTTAAAATTGTCTTATCAAATTGCTTATCAATCTCTTCTTTTAAAGATTTGAATTGATCTTGAAGAGCACTAATGTCTCCAACAGTAGTTAATCCCATGACTGCTAGGTCTGCTCGAGATAGCTAACCGTAATATCTAACGCACTGGCAGTATCAGCTCTTGCTCGAAGAACATCACTAGATTCAAGAATAATCTTACTTCCGCTAATTAATTCCAAAGCGGATCCTGCAGGAACTGGAACACTCTTTAAAAGATAAGTATCATCCCCGCTATTAGTTACTATATAAACATCTACATTTGCACTAGTACTCGTTTTGTTTGCAACCATCGCACTAAGTAGAATTAATGTCGCAGATCCACCAGCTGTAACGATATTCGTATCAGTACTGGTCACTGCAGCAGTAGACATACTGGATTTCGTTGCTTGTTTAAAGGTATTTGCCATCTCAGCTTAGAGCCACAATAAGAGCGAGGTTATCATCAGAATCAAATATTCCACCCACAGTTACGTTACCTGTAATGGAAACATTTCCTGGGATAGTGACTGATCCAGATCCATCTATTGTAAGCCTAGCAACACCTCCGGTAACAATTGATATGTTGTCTGATGAAGGACTAATTAATCCCGTATTAGGATCATTTGCAAATTTAAGTGCACAGCTCGTTAAAGAACCAAGAGAAAGAGATGCATTACTACCATCTTCTCTTAATAGTGCAATACCACCTGCAGTAGTGGCGTCATGAATGACAGTAACTTTTTTATCAGTATCAACAGTAACCTCACCATTTGCACCTGTAAAGGTGGCGTGTTCTACAGTTGATCCTCTGCGGAATTGTACTTGAGTGGCCATAAGACTATCCTAATGCAACTGCTATTGCAGTAGCGAAACTTTCAGAAGCGATTGTTCCAGATTCATCTGCAACAGTCATAGTTCGGGTAGTACCGCTTGATATTCCCGAACATTCGAAAGCTAATTGTTTTGTATTATCAGAATTATCTCTAATACGGAATCCACTATCATCCGTGACAACAGCAGAGGAAGTAATAGAAGATATTCCTGTAAAAGTAGTTTGACTTCCTCCTAATGAAATAGATGAACTACCAATAGTAATTGTACTGTTTGCAAGTTGAGCATTAGGGATCGAACTGGTGCTAAATACACCTGTACCTGAGTTATAAGTAAGTCCTGATCCTGCAGCAACACTTAATGAACCTAATAATGCGACAGTACCTGCTGCATTGGGGAATGTAATTGTTCTATCAGCTGTTGGATCTGTAACAGTTAATGTGGTTTCATAAGCATCATCAGTTGATCCTTCAAAAATAATCCCAGAGCTTCCAATTGTAATTGAATTAGCGTCTCCAGACGTTCCTGCATAAAGCGTTGTTGCTATTAAAGAAGTTGATGTTAAAGATGTTAAACCAGCAATCGTGGAAGCCGATGCACCTAAAGCAACAGGAGTTCCACCTATTGTTACTGAAGAATTTGCAAGATTACTATTAGCAATAGATGAGCCTGTTGTTAATACTGTACCTGTATTATTCGGAAATGTAATTGTCCGATCAGCTGTTGGTTCAGCAGCAGTTACTGTTGTCTCATTTCCATCAGCAGTTGGACCTTCAAATACAATTCCAGAATTACTAATTGCTATTGAATTAGCTGATTCAGCTGTACCTGTATAGAAAGTACTGGCTGTTAAAGACGTTAAGCCAGCAATCGTAGAAGCTGTAGCTCCTAAATTTACTGAAGTACTTCCTAATGTAACTGAACTATTAGCAAGTTGAGCATTAGGAATTGCACTAGTACCTAATACTCCAGTAGAAGAGTTATATGTTAAACCTTCTCCAGAGGCAACACTGATTTTTCCTCTAATATCAGAATCAGATGGCCCGGTATATGTTAAAACTCCAGTGGAATTGTTATAAGCTAATGAACCTTCACCACCACTATCTGTTACAGAGATAGCTCCTCGGGAACGAGCGTTCGTGTAATAAAGATTAGTATTCTCAGTAAGATCAGCTGTAGTATTTCCACCAAAATCTAATTTATCCGAAGAGGTATTTAACTCTTGGAATAAACCGGTGACTAATACAAGTGACTTTCTAGTTGCCATGTTTCAGTCCGACCCAGTTCAGATTATTCCAAATAAAGAACTGTTATTTTAACTATCCTACCAAGAATACCGTTTTAACTAAGTAAAATAGGAGGCTCAATACGTATAATTAACTGAGCAGAACTACATGATTCACCGATACGAGTTACATATTGACCAGCGGTAGAAGGAGGTGTTTTTGTAATAACACCTGGACTTGTACTTAAATAATAAATATCACCCTCATCTAAACCAGAAGTGGATAAAATACCTGAAGTAATTACATCAAGAGTTTGGCCAGTTGTCTTAGCTGTTCTTGCAAATCCAGCAACCGTAGCCAAATCTAAAGTTGAATTAGCTACTGCTAAACCAGCTTTCCCATCACTAGCTCGACAATATACAGCTTGACCTTGAGATACATTCTCAAGAACAACACACGAAAATCCAATAACCTTATAAACTGTTTTACTAGAAATCGTTGATTTTAAATCAATTAAAACTTCAGTGAGACCCTGGGCATTAGGAGCATAAGGTTCGTAATCCTTAGTATTAGCCATCAACCTAAAAGCACTGGTGGTTCAATCTGAATACTAAAGTCAGTAGCAGTTGCACCTTCACCTACTCTTGTAACAGCTTGCCCTGAACTGGTAGGAGCAGTTAATGTAATTGCACCCGCAGTTGAAGGACTTAAATAATAAATATCCCCAGGATCAATTGTCCCTGTCATTGTTTTTACACCAGTGACAATTACTTTTACTGTGGATCCAGAACTCACTGCAGAATTTGCAAAACCGACAACTAATGCGTTCTCAAGATTTCCATTACTTGCGCTAGCCTTACCAACCTGACCATCACTTGTTCGCATATACAAAGCGTCACCATTTCCAACTGCTTCAAAAGCTGTAGCATCAAAACCAACTCGAACAGGAACAAAAGTCGGAAATCCTTCTTTTAAATCAATAACGGCATCGATTAATCCTCGATAATTAGGCTCGTAAGGCTGACGAGTCATAGTAAAATCATTTGCAGTCATTAGATCAACTAATACTGCTATCGCACCTTCTACATTTGGTTCGTATCCTGTTGCCATGGTATCCCTATACTAAATATCATTTTAATTTGTAAACTCCTTTAGAATAGAAGAAAAGAGAGATCAAGTGTCACCAGAAATCATTACTGCTGTTTTATCAGGAAGTATTGGTGCTTTCGCTGGTTTATCACGCGCATTATCTAATTTCAATCAAAAATTAGATAAACGTTTTGAATCTGTAGAACGTGATCTTGATAATCTCCAAAATCGTGTTGTCTGTGATTACGTGCTAAAAGAAGATTTCCTTAGAGAGATGCAAGCGGTTCATAACAAATTAGACCGCATTCTTGATCATCTACTAGCCCAGCGCTAAGGACCAATAACAATCCAAGCTGTCGTAGCAAGATTATACATAGTTAACTTGCTAGTAGAACTATTGTAATGAAGTTGTCCATCAACTGGATTAGCTGGATAACCTGCAGAATTAGAAACAACTGCCTTTGTTGTTTGCCAATTACTGCCATCAAATATCTTATAAATCTGAGTACTCGCTGTATCTAACCACGACTCTCCTTTACTAAGAGAAGCAAAGCCAGCAGCAGAAGTATTAGGAGCTGTAGAACCAATAGAAATAGGGCCAACTTTTACCAACCCTGTTGAAGGAGATGCTGTATTATCAGCGAAAAAGAGTCCGGGCTCCCCTGCATTATTATTAACAGCCAACTCAGCAGCACCAAGGCGAATAGGATAAGGCCGGTCATGAAGAGTACTAGAACGACGAGAAAGGATCTGGACAGCCATATTTAAATATTGATGTAAAGATCAGCATCTACAACTGTATCCTGATCAGTAATAGGATTATAAGTACTACTGTCTATTGTACTATTTGAAGCAGAATCTTCAATTGGAGTACCATTAATATATTCACCCGCATCAATTAAACCTAATTCAAAGTCAGAAGTATACTCATCAATAGGTTTATCAACAATGCCAAATTTTATATCTTCTAATAAACTAGGAGATCGATTAAATAATTTATTAATTAACGTAATCATCCGATTTGTTGTATTAACATCTTTTCCAGTACGACTCAAACGTCCATCCTCATCACGTTTTAAACCATCTGTAAGAGTCATTCCAATAATAGATGGATCAAAATCAGCTATAGATTGAGGTTGATTTCTATTACCAGTAATATTTTTACCGCCACTCCACTTCGTATTCTGTTGCGTTAAAAGCAATGTATCAAAAGCTGACTCTAAACGAGCCTGCTCTTTTTCAAACGACCTCTCAAAACGTTTTAAACCGTCTCCAACTGGCTTATCACTAGGCTCTAACAACCAAGAACGAACGTAATCATGTTTTTTTAAATTACTAACACTGCAATAACCACTAGTGGCACCGCTGAAAGGATAAACAACAACAAAATTATTTGGATCAGGAACTGAAGTAATTGTGTATTCACCAGAAACTGCATTGCCACTCGTGAATGTGATTTCTACCTTAGTATTAGCCTCTAAACCATGGTTGTCAACATTAACCGTTATATTTACACCTGATTGAGTATACTTAGCTGTTAAGTTAATTGGTTCATTCCCTTCATCGTGAGTCAAAGCAAACATTGCGGCATAAATATGTTTGCACCATCTCAATTGGTAATACATTAAACTCTGAACATCAGAAGCTGCCGTATCCTCATAATCTGGTAATTGATAAAAATTATTAATAACAGTAAACCCTAAATCTCTAAAAGTACCAGGAATATCTCTTTCTTCACTAGTAGTTCCATCTGGTTGTAAAACACTACCAGGTTTCGTTGCTCTCACAGACGTTCTCGGAAATCTTCTACTACGTAAATCACTATATAAATCATAACTATCTCGTCGAGAAAAATCCTGACAAGAACATTGCCAACGTAACTCAGTTGTTAGGTATCGACCTGTAATAAAACCTCTATGAGCAGGAACAACTGTTGAAGTTTTTTCATTAACTGTTGTTGCACCATAGCTATCTTTTCTCTGAAAAATTATCTCTTTTGTGGCTGCATCAGTACCTTTAACTGTGTATCCAACGTAATTCTTATAATCTCGTCCACGCAATAATCTACTAAGAGTTAAATTGCCAGAAGTTGTACCACTCGTAATTGTTGTTAATGTAAATTGAGTAGTACTGGTAACAGTAATTGTATATCTACCAGAAGCGACGTCGCCACTACTAACATCAATAAAGACCTTATTTCCAGTAGATAAACCATGAATAGATGAACATGTAACAGTAACAGTAGATCCACTCCTCGCATATGTCGAGGAAATTCCAGGATCTTTTTCAATAATACGATCAGCTAAACGTTCGCCTGAAAAGAAAGAAAGTTCTGTAGGCAAATAACGAAGGCGAGTTCGTGTAGTGGTCCAACGTGAGTCCCCAAAAGTAGTCGATAAATAATAAGTGACATTACCGTTATTTGTAGCTGATGCGGTTGTAGTTACAGTAAATGTATTTTGTGTGGTACTAACAATTGAAAGTGTTTCATCTACACCTCCACCCGTTGAAATATCCAACCAAACACTTTCTCCAGGATACAATCCATGATCCTGTTTAGTAACAGTTAATGTTGTGCCGGATTGACTATATGTTCCATTTACTGCGTTACCTAGATATCTAACTCCAAGAATCGGTAACCCGAAATCATAAAAATTAAATGCGTCAGTATCACGCATCCCAACCATCTGTTCTCCTAACTCTTGTCTAGTAGATGGGAAAGTATAGATTCTCGCTGGTATAAAAACACCAGGGAACTGTTGAAAAGTAAAATATAATCGATAATCACCACGACGTTGTCTTTCTCCAGCCGTAGAACCCATCATGCTTTGAGTTATCGTATATAACTCATATCCTCGACGCCAACGACTCCATAATGAGTCAGTATTATAAAATCTTATCTCACTATTTTTGTAACTTCGACCACCACTCTCAGTGATATTAAAAGGACCTATATCACTAATTCCTTTTGAAAAATTAGAGTTAAATTCTAATTTTGACTTCGAATTAAAATTACCAAAACCACCAAAAGCCATGGCCGTTCGTTAATAATATCCACCTTGAATATTACAATAGAAACCATTAGTTAATGCAGCTGTCCCACTTACAGATACATATAAAGCTTGACCACGCTTTAACATTAACCCACGTTGCTTAGGAGCTACTTCATTATTAGCAGAGCCAAAATTAGACCCAGCTTGAACAACAGGATGATTAATTAAAGGAAGAACTTCTTTTAAAGTTAAACTGCATTGTTGTGTTGCAGCAATTGAATCAATACTGGCAACAAACAAAGGGAAAAACTGATTAATATTTGTTAAAGTACCGGCACTAACTAAGTAAAAACAGAAATCAGTTGGCTCAGATACCTCAACATTTCCAGTAATCGTACTGCCTACAGAAGGAATAGTAACAGTGAAAGTAGTTGGAGTTACCGTCACAATTGTGAAAGTACCATCAATTGGAACCGCTCCTGCACTATAACTTGTAAAATTTAGATACGCTTGCTGACCAACCTCTAAGTTATGTCCACCAGTAATAGTAATTGTGGCGGTAGTAGAGGCTGCTGAATATGTTCCTGCAGTTGCTGTTTTTGCATCGATTTTCTCAGTTACTCGCTTAGAATATCGAAACCATATTTCGTCGATATATGCTCCACTAATAGATGTATCTGTCAATGCAGAGTCAACATCAAAAACTTTTGTAGAGTTACCAACAGCAGTTGGAATGAGACTAGTTGAAAATGCTTGTCCTGATGCAACAGTTAATAATGTCGAACTCGTCGCCGGACGATCCACCATTAACGGCTGCTTATTTGAACTACTGCTTGACACGTTTATTTACAGATAGACTTAGAAATCATTATAGCTGAAGGGTTTTTACTTAGCCTTTGATTTAGCTTTTTCCTCTAAACGTTTCCTTGCTTTACCAACAGCCTCTTTTCTCTTCTCTTTATCATTTTTAGATACATCTTTTCCTGCTTTCTTTTTAAATAGTTCTAATATTTCTGGTGGCATTTTTTTCTTAGCCATAAGGATTCCTCCCTGGTGGTTCTAATTGTTCGTCAAACGTTTGCCAAGCATCTGGACCATCTTCTATATCCCAAGCACTTTGCTCTTCTGGAACAAATCCACGGCCTACACCATAAGGGGCATCCAGTTGACCTGGTCTAGCCGTAGCTAATCTGACATCTCCAGCCATCCTAGGAATAGGCGCACGACCTTGTTGAAATTTCCTACCTGTATCAGGACCCTCAGACTCCCAAGGAATTTTTCTCCTCCTAGCGCCGAAGAGGTACCCAGCTCTAGTAGTTGGAATAACAGACATTTTATGCAGCAGCTACGCTAAAGGTCACTGTTGCTGCAGTACCCCCAGCTTCACTAACCCAGTTAGTACGAATCCATTTAACAGGACGACCAGCTACACTATATACAGTAGTTCCGTTTGCAGTTATTGTCTGATTAGCAATAATCGGAGCATAATTGGTCCCATCAATACTTCCTTCTAATCTCACAATCACATTCGTATCGACACTAGCAACAGTAACTATTAAAGTATAATCAGTCGTCGAAAAAAGATTATTAACAGCTACTTGTAAAGCAGTTCCAGCTGCTGGTGCTGATAACGTACTCTCGGCACTAAAAATTGTATCTTGAAAATAAGTTACCGCCATGAAATTTAACTAGCCTTCTATCTAGTTTAAATCCCTTCGACTTATGAATTGATTTATAAATTCTTTCCCTTTTGCTTTATCAGTATATCTTTTACGCATACTCTTACTTTCAAACTTTTTCTCTTGACCTTCCTCATCAGGTTCCCATCGCTTACGATCTCTATCTCCTATTTTTACTTCTGTTTCAGAACGTTCAAATTTAGGTCGATCAAACTTTTTGAAATAAGGTAATACATCAGTTATAAATTTACCTGACCGTTCAGCACCTTCAACTCGATGTCCATATCGAGTAAACCTCTCAGGACGATCTAATTCTTGTACCTTAGGACGCTCCATAATTTACCTCTGATAACGAGCTAAGAAATCATCAACAAATTTCTTTCCTTTCACAGCACCAGCATACCCAGAATCTTTCTTAGAGCTACCTTTTACTTCTTGCGTACTCATTAACCTCCCTGTTGTTAAAGCCTGTCGATCCATATCACTTGGTGGATTTTGAGTTGCTTTCCCAATTAATAACTTTCGTCTTTCTTCATCAGTTGGAAGACTCTTAGAAGAGCCATAAGCATCTACAGCCTGAGCAGATTTATCTACTTTACCTGATTTAGAAGCAATCGCAGGACGCGCAGCACGGGGTCCAAAACCTCTTAAAGAACGATATCTATCAACATCTTCTCTTCTCATCGATCTTCTATCTTGAGCCCCTCTATATTCATCTCTTCTTTGATCTGTTTTTTGTATTCCTCGAGATCTAATATCTTGTCTTCTCGCAGTACGATCAGTAGCTTTAGATCTACTTTCCATCTGTTGAGACTCACGACGACCAGCAGCTAAACCTTTAGCACGAGACATTTTATTTGTATTTTCTGCAGTACTTTCACGAGAAGAACCACCAGCACGAGATCTTGCTGATTCCATACTTCGTTTCTTATCCGCGAAACGCCCTTGTTCCCCATATTTCTTTTGGGCTTTACTCCAACTCTGTTTTCGAGGATCGTCATCGGACATTTTCCTAAAATCCGATTCAGATAATCTCCCTTTCTTTTCCATTGGCATAATTAAAAACTCCTTTAGCGATAAGAGGTTTCAAGAACAATCCTTGTACCAACAGCAACATCTGCAGGTCCGGGTAAAGCCTGAATAAATTCAGCACCTTCTCGATTAAAACGATATCTAGCCTGTTCTGGATTCCGATAGTTTGGAACATACAGATGTAATGCTAAACGATCTGTTTCATATAAATAAATCTGTGTCCAAGTTTTCAATGTCTCCCTGAAATCAGAGGTCGAAATTGTACGGTCAACATCACCAAGGATACTCTCTATACGGCTCTTAGGTACTGAATCATTGTTAACACTACCTGTCATATCCGTTCGCTTTTCCGCCTCATCACAACGACTAATCTGTTCAACAATCTTGTCATACCAAAAAGAATCTTGAACATTATTCATCGCTTCTTCAAGACGAGCCTGGTCACCAGCTGGCACCGAAGTTAAGTTATAACCTAAGTGCCAACGCACCTTAGACTGCACATAAGTATCAAGCTTCATTAAACAATATCAAACGAGCCTAGTCTCTAGTCTACGCGCACTAAGTTCTCTTTAAATATCTCATCCCAATCAACTCTTTTAATATTCCTAAGTTGCTCTAACTTTTGAAATCTTTCTCCAGATTGAGAGGTCTGTAAATCTTTTATATCTCGAGCGGTCTTAAGACCTACACCTGGTAAAGCATCAGCAATCTGACGAGCTGTAGCAGTGTTGATATTTACTCGGGTATCAATTGGAAATGTTTCTTTTGTCGTTGGCTTAGGAGGTGTCACCCCTTCGGCCTTTAATTCTTCTGTGAGTCGCTCTTCTGTACGTATTTTTTCATTAGTCGCATCTAGATGAGGAACCAAGTCACACTCATCTACATAGATAACCTCATCTTGAGCATCAACACACATCATGATGCCTTCCCCATGAGGAGAAACAACCTCTACGAGCCCTCCAGTGACTTTATATTGGTAGAGCATAAATCGTTTAATTAACTGTGTCTACGACAATAACCCTACTAAACCTAAAAATAAAACCGCCATATACCATCACACTTAACCCCATGTCCTTGCAGTGATATTCTCCTGTCAGTATCACTTAATTCGTACCCAGGCATAATCTGGTGCCAAATAGGTCCAATATGATAATGAGCGCGTCCTATCTTGTATGGTAAAACTATCGGTTTATCATCATATATAGGATCATATTCAGAAAGAGCAGGAGAAGTTTTGTTATGCCAAAAATCTCGATCATATCTAGGATCGAAATAGTCCATATACTTCTTAAATAGTGAATCTTCATCCAGGTTATTTATATTCTGATTACCCCATATCCATAATCCACCTCCATTCTTAGGCAATTCTACGGGCAAAGTAAAAGAGAACGTTTCTTTTAAATCAACATCATCGAATTTATCCCAGTAATCGTTATGCTCTTCGTACTGGTGATCAAAATGAAGAGATGCTGATGGTTTCTGAAATGCTTCTGTACAAATAGGATGAGAGACTTGATTTGGCTTATGACCGAATACATGAAATCCTGGATACCCTAATTCGTTCACTACTTCAATCGATCCAATTATTTTAGAAAACTTCTCTATTACAACTCTGTACAACCAGTCGAAGTAATCCATCAATATAGGGTTTACTAATTCTTTATGCCGGTGATAATTATTTATATCTGCGACTCCGTCTTGATAAGTGCAGGCTCCGATAGTAAAAAAATCAATAGGGTCCTGTTCTCTACGAACCCAAATTGTCTCTAACTCGTCTACAGATTCAACAACCTTTTTAGATTGCTTATCATCTAATACTTCAATAGATCCAATTTCCATTATTATCTAGGGTGATTAGGATGTGAATTGTCCTGAATTAAGATCCAAAAAATAACTGTAACTGCAATAATCAGGAGAAGAGCGATAGTAGTCACTAGAAAATTTCTAAGTGCTCTTAATATAGCCCATGAAAAAGCGGGTCTCAAGGACCCGCCAATTCATTTAAGTAATAAAAATATTACTCGTCGTTACCGCCTACTTGAGAAGCAAAGTCGATGAATCCTTGGATATCATTCCAAGAAACATTAGCAGCAGGACGGAGATAGTTTACGCGGCAAAGAATGTAAGCAGCGCGACCAGCGTCAGAATCATCTGCACTAATGTATACACCATCACCAGATACAGAAGTATTAGTAATAGCGTCGACGTTGTAGACCTTGAAAGTCGTATCAGCAACGACTTTATACATCATAGAGTCAGCTGCGTCTGCACGAGCAATCGTAGACGTTACACTTGACCAGAAAGGTAGGTTACCTGTAGTTGTGTCAGCAGCTCCTTGAGCAAATAAACTCGAAGCAGCAGTGATAGAACTAGAAGCAGCAGCGTTTCCTAGTAGCTGAGTAGCAGGAACACCAATTGGTACGCCACTGTTGTCAGGACCTAAGAGCAAAAGCTCACCAGTTGTAGCGCCCAAGTCAGCTGTAACAGGAGCAGCAGGGAAGCCTGCTCTATCTTGTGCAGCTGAAGGTACATCTTGTCCAATAGCGATTGAAGCGCCATAGACATATGCAGGGCGAGCAGCACTAGCTTGGACTACAAGACTAGTACGGTCATTACGAACTCTGTCACCAGAGCGACGATCAGGAGAAGGTACGGTGATGTTGAAACTCTTATAAGAAGCTTTGTCAGCCGCTACGTTTGTGACCTTAACGTAACCGACAAGTTCAAAAGCCTCGACACCAGGAAGTCCGTAAACACCTTCATCGTTAAAACCAGAAAGCTTATTAATCTGGTTACCTGGCTGGAGAATGGCCCCAGCGGAAGATTTGTAAGTTGCCATTAGTTAAATACCTCCTTACTCAGTAATGGTGAAGGCGGTAGTAATGAAATCCTTATTCAAGTTCGCAAAGCCAGCGTAGAGCTGCCAAATGAGAATAATGAATCTGCTGAAGTCATCATTGTTGTTAATGAGAACTTGAGCATTAGGACCACCAATACCAACACCAATAGCCTGAGGGCCAAAGAATAGACCTGCAGGAGTGGTTTTAGAAGCGGCACCGTTACCATCGCCAATATCGACCGTTATGGTTTTGGCGGGGAAGTTAGTGGATTCGAAGAATCTCACACCTTCAAATACGAAGCCTGATGGCATAACCGGCTCACCAGCTACGAACTGTGCTTGGCCATACTGACCACCACCGTAGATGGCCTGGTTAGGTCCTAGAGCACCCATCATTGGGTTGCCTTGGCCCATTCCAGGATAACGAGCAACTTCGCGGAAGCCTTGATCAGCACGGAGATCCTTCATCAGTGAAGGGTCAGCGATGCAACGATAGTAGCCGTCTGCGAAAACTGGTACGTGACGCTTACGTAGACTCTTTACTACCTCTAGAAGGTCAGTTTTTACGTTGAACTTAAAGCGCTCAGAAGCATATTCTGTAGCGGTATAAGCAGTAAGAGTTGTGGAGTTAGTCTTTGCCTTATTGTTTGGATAGTAGTAACCACCTTGAGAATCAGAGGACTGGCCACGGGACTCAGTCTTAAATAGCTCATCAATGAAGACACGGTCACGCCAACGACGATAGTCGTCCAGCAAGGTCAGCGAACCGATCGACTGGTGGAACATATTAAGGTTCCCAGTATCGAGCAGTAGACGCTGAGCCGTCATTAGAGTCTCACGAGCAATTTTAAATGTGCTAGGGAGATTCGAGTTGTTAGGATCTGCTGGTCCTGTATATTCGCGGAGTGATACCAGAACTTTATCCTTGACAATAGACCTGCTGTTAGCTGTACCTATGGTTTGATCCTGAGTACGCTCACGGCTTGTCTTAGTGCCAGGGTTACCAAAGAAGCGGTAACGGTCCAATTGAACCGTTTGTCCCAATTTGTTATCCCGAAAGTTCTTTATCTTTCGGTTCAACATCTTTACCATAGATGTTGTTCAGACTATATCTTCATCCGGTGAGGGATGCAGGGCACTCGTGGAAGCATTACTCAGTTTCCTGTCGGCTTCTAGTCGTTGAACCTTCCAACTTGTAGGTTGGCTTGGCTGCTGATTCCCCTTTTATTGGTGGGGTTCCAGCAATTCACCCTGTTATCTGTTTACTGTTACCAGTAAAAGGCCCAGTTTTACTAAGGCTGTTTGGTAAAGTCGTGTACTACGACTGGTTCGGCAGCCATCTCCACGATGTATGCAGGGTGGGGCCTATATAGCTCCGCACCCAGCAGTTTCGGGAAATCGTTGTCTATAAACATTGGGTTGTCTCAGCGTTATGTAATTTGCTGATATCTGAGAACAAAATCCTCTTACGAGGAAGAGTTCTC